TCAAGAATTGATCGATTTTGCTAATAGTTTGGGTATGCCCTTAATGCCTTGGCAAGAATTAGTGGCAACTGAGGCACATCGGATCAAGCCTGACGGTCGGTGGGCTAATAGTCAGGTCGTTGCTTTGGTATCTAGGCAAAATGGCAAGTCGCACCTAATGAGATTAAGAATTGCGCTTGGTTTAACCGAGTGGAGCGAAAAGTTGCAGATCCTGTCAGCTCATAAGTTGGCAGTATCGCTAGAACACTTTAACCAGGTAGTAGAACTGTTTGAGAATTACGATCACCTAGCCAAACAAGTCAAGAAGCTGCGCCGGGCTAATGGGCAAGAGGAAATACAGATGTTATCGGGTGCGAGGTTTAAGGTCGTAGCTAATAACTCAGCTGGTCGAGGTTATGCCGGTGCTGAGACTATTTATCTGGACGAATTACGAGAGCATAAGGATTACGCTGCGTGGTCTGCAATTACTAAGACTCAACTAGCTGCTACTAATCCTATGCTTATGGGTTTTAGTAACGCTGGCGACTCTACTTCAATAGTGTTAAACCAATTACGCGAGCGTGGTATGGCAACTATGGCAGGTGCTAAAGATTCTTTGCTTTGGCTTGAGTGGTCTGCTCCTATGGGTTGCAGTCTTGACGATATGAGTGCCTGGCAATCTGCTAACCCTGCCTTGGGTCGAACAATTCACATAGATAACCTAATGGCTACAAAGAACGAACCTGAAGCGGTCGTGCGTACTGAGTGTTTATGTCAGTTTGTTGAAACCTTGCAGTCGCCTTGGTCACCTGCTGCCTGGACTAATTGCGCTGATCTTGAACTATCGCTAGAGCCTGGCAAACCTACTTACTTTGCCTTTGACATTACGCCTAGACGAAACCACGCAGCTTTAGTAGGCGCTCAAGTCTTAGATGACGGCAAGATAGCGGTCGGCTTAGTGCAAGAGTGGAAGTCTGAAACAAGTATTGACGATCTTGAAATGGCTAACGGCGTAGCTGACTGGTGCAGGTCTTATGACGTAACCGAGATCCAGTTTAGTAAGAATACAGGTAGTGCGGTAGCTAGTCGCCTTAATGCCGGTGGCATATTGGCTAAGGCTATTGACGGCCGCGACTTTGCTTTAGCTTGCGATCAGTTACTTAACGCTATGGAAGCAGGCAGATTAAGACACGGTGACCAGCAAGTGCTTAATCGTCATATTGCTTCAAGTGCCAGGATTAACTTTGCTGACGGTGGCTGGATTATTGGCAGGCGAGCAAGTAACGAAAACGTCACAGCTGCTGTTGCTACTGCTATGGTCGTGTCAGTTGCGACACGCCAGTATTCTGACATAGATATTGTTGTGGTGTAATCGCTTTCACTATGTTACAATCTCTTACAATGGGATTTCTTGACGCCTTCAAGGCTACTCAAACTATGTCACATATCGACAGCCAATCTACTGCCGATCTAGTGGCAGCTCTCGCGCCTGCAAATCTAATACAGCAAGCAGTATTCAATTACGGACTGGCTCCGACTATTAGTCGTGATCTTGCAGTCCAAGTACCGGCAGTTGCTAGAGCCAAAAACATAATTGCCGGCACTATTAGCTCTATTCCATTAGAAGTACGATCACGCATTGACGGATCTGTACTAATGCCACCTAAAGTTATTAACCAGCCTGATCCTAGAGTGCCTGGACAAACAATTTACCGACTATTGGTTGAGGATTTAATTTTTTACGGCGTGGCTTATGGACAAGTGCTAGAAGTTTACGAGGAATATCCAAACCGTATTAAGTCTTGGACTCGTATTGACCCAATTAGAGTAGTGCCTGAGTTAAACGCTCAAGGTACAGAGATCGTTGCATATGATTTAGATTTAGTTGGCAAGTTACCTACACAAGGTGTCGGATCGCTAGTCGTCTTTAGTGGTGACGAGGGTATCTTAACCCGAGGTGGTCGCACAATTAAGACAGCCCTAGAATTAGAGAAGGCTGCATACAACTTTGCACTAGAGCCAACACCTACTATCGCGCTTAAATCAACAGGGGCTAATTTACCAGCTGAGCGCATTAGTAAATTGCTAGAAGCCTGGAAACAATCACGTCAAACACGCGGAACAGCCTTTCTTAATGCAGATATTGAGATGACTTCTGTTGGCTTTGATCCTAAGTCTTTGCAACTTACCGAAGCACGTCAATACCTTGCAACTGAGATCGCTAGACTTATGAACATACCTGCGTGGTACGTTTCAGCAGACACTAACTCGATGACTTACTCAAACGTAACGTCAGAGCGTAGGGCTTTAGTTGATTTTAGCCTTCGCCCAATACTTACACAGATCGAACAGCGTTTAGATCAGCCAGACTTTACGCCACAGACGCAAACAGTCAGATATGCGCTAGATGACTTCTTGCGTGGTAACCCACTAGAGCGCGCCCAAGTCTATGAGGTACTAAACCGCATAGGTGTTCTATCAGTTGATGAAATACGCAGAGCAGAGGATCTAGTATTATGAAATTAACAATGCCAGTAGCAGTTACAGCTGCCGATAGTGACTCACGGACAATATCCGGCACAATCGTTACCTGGAACGAGGAAGGCAACACGTCAGCAGGCCGTACAAAGTTTGCTGCTAACTCGATAGCCCTAAAAAACGTTAAACTATTTTTAGAACACGATCGCTCACGCCCAATCGGTAAAGTAATGGAATACAACGAAACCGAAACAGGTATTGACGCAGTATTTAAGATCGGAAAAACTAGCGCCGGATCTGACGCGTTAGTAGAAGCCGCTGAAGGACTACGTGACGGATTTAGTGTAGGTATTGACGTAGATAAGTGGTCTGCTAAAGACGGTGTAATGGTTATTACAGCCAGCACGTTAGTCGAAGTTTCGCTAGTCGAAAGCCCTGCTATTGACAGCGCAAGAGTTTCTGAGGTCGCTGCCTCAGATGATCCAAACACAGAAAACAAGGAAGGGTCAGAAATGATCGATACTCCAGAAGTTGCCGCTGATACTGAGGTATCGGTCGAGGCAGCAGAAGTGAAGGCAGCAGCTCCAGTTGCTCAGCCTTTGACTTACGCACGACCACGTTCTCCAATCGTGGACAAAGCTACATACTTGGAACACTCAGTACGCGCAAAGTTGGGCAACGAGGATTCTCGCCAATTCGTAGCGTTTGCTGATGACACAACTAGCAATAACGCTGGTTTAATCCCAACACGTCAACTAACAGAAATTATTAACCCTCTATCAAACGCTGATCGTCCAATGATTGACGCAATCTCACGTGGCGCACTACCTGACGCAGGTATGAGCTTCGAGATTCCAAAGATCACAGCAGTACCAACTGTTGCAGACATAAACGAAGCCGATCCAATTACTGAAACAGGTATGACAAACTCTTTCATTACTGTAAACGTAAACAAGTATGCAGGTGGACAGACTTTCTCAGTAGAATTACTAGATCGCTCAAACCCAGTATTCTTTACTGAATTGGTAAAGCAAATGGAGTTTGCATACGCAAAGGCCACAGACGCTTTCGTAGCAAATAAGCTACAAATTGACGGAACCCTTAACGCTACTGCTCAGGACAATGACAAAGAAGGTATTGTTGCTTATGTAGCAAGTGCCTCAGCTGCAGTTTATGCAGCTTCTCTTGGTTTTGCTCGTAACTTGGTAGTCACACCTGACCAATGGGCAAACATTATGGGATACAACGACGCAGGTCGTCCAATCTACACAGCTTCACAGCCACAAAACGCTGCTGGTGCTGTAAGCCCAACTAGCTTACGCGGTAACGTATTAGGTTTGGATCTGTATGTAGATCGTAACTTTACAGGCTCAGGCGGTGTTGGTACTGCTGACTATTCAATGGTCGTAGTAAACCCAGACGCTTACACCTGGTACGAGTCCCCACGTATTCGTCTACAAACCAACGTTGCCTTAAATGGTCAAATTGAGGTTTCATACTACGGATATGGCGCACTAGCAACCAAGATCGCTGCTGGAGCAAACTGGTTTAACCTAACCTGATAAGTAACACAAACTAGATCGAGGGGTGGGCGTGTTCTCCCGAGCGCTCACCTCTCATTAAAGGAGTAGATATGCCTTCAATAATCACAGCCACCCAGCTGAGATCTGTTCTTGGCGTATCCTCATCACTTTACAACGACGCATATTTAGATCAAATAATTGATACAGCTGAGGCAGTTATTCTGCCTATGCTAGAAAAATATGCTTCCCCAATCGGGAGTACTAAACTTTTAGATAACGTAGCAATCTTTACTACTCTTGGCGAGAACGTATTTAGCGCTGGCCAATCAGTAGTTATTACAGGTTGTGGCACACCTTACAATGGAACTCGCACAATCCTTGATGATGATAACTTAGACGAATATCAGTTTGCTGCTGCAATTACAAACGCTGATATTAACGAGCGAAACGTTATTCCAAGTGGTCTAGCCACCCTATCGGGAGCTTCTACTTATGTCGGAAACGACGCGATCGAGTCCGCAGTTTATGTAGTAAGCGTTGAAGTATTCCAATCACGTACCGCAGCTGGTGGGCAGATAGAGGGCGTGGACTTTGCACCAACTCCGTACCGTATGGGCAGAAGCCTCGTCAATCGTGTCCAGGCTCTACTTGCGCCGTTCATTGATGTCGAGTCGCTATGCCAATAAGTGCAACCCGTACTGCTTTAGAAACAGCTTTAAGCGGTATTGCCGCTAACGTTTACAATTCTGTACCTGAGTCGGTAATACCACCTGCAATAGTTATCGTGCCGGACAGTCCATACATTGAGTTCGAGACAATAAGCAAATCTACAATTAGGTGCAAATTAAACTTTACTATTACCGTTGCAGTTAGTTATTACAGCAACGAAGCAGCGCTAGATAACCTAGAGACGTTGCTACTTTTAGTCTTAGCAGCTCTGCCTGCTAATTATGTAGTTGGGGCAGTAGATCGCCCGTCAATTACGCAAGTCGGTGCGAGTGACTTACTCGTAGCTGATTTTAATGTATCAACCTACTACACAAACTAGGAAGCAATATGGCAACAACAGTAATAACAGGCAGAGACATCACTCTATCTTTTACAGGTGGTACTGATATTGAAGCACAAGCAACAAGCGCAGTATTGACCAAAGTTAATGAGCGTCAATCATACGAAACACTAGACGGAACAGCTTACAAAACTACTAACACTACTGGTACTTTCGTACTTGAAATGTTGGCAGACTGGGGCAAAACTAGCTCAGTATGTGAGGCTCTTTACTCAGTAGCAGAATCCGCACCTGACACAGCAATATCGGTAACTATGACAACAGCCACAGGCGCTTCGTTTGTGTTTGGCATATTCCCAGAGTTTGCTTCTGCTGGCGGTTCAGGCGTAGACGCACAGACAGTTACTTACAACTTCACAGTAGATCGTGGAATTGTTACAGAAACCTTTAGCTAAATAAATACAATCGGGAGAACACAATGAAA